AGTCCTAAAGGGTTGTTATCACCGATAACAAATAAGTGCTATTTAGTGTATTATACTTTTTGAGGGTATGATATATTAAACCTTAATCCTTTTATGGGGAGAAACACTACTATATAATAGGTAGTGTGATAGTATATACTGAAATAATTTGTTTTTCATATGAATTATCAATACTCTTTACTTTACTTTAAAGGTATATATTATCACAGTGCTTATTATAAGTATTAACAGGACTATTAAGTCCTTTTTTTATTGATGGAGGTGAGTATTACTATGGCAAGTGTAGTTCCTAACAACGAAGCAACACAATTTAAAAGCGGTGTTAATGCGGCTGAGAACGGTAGAAAAGGTGGTATTGCATCTGGTGAAGCTAAAAGAAGAAGAAAAACATTTAGAGAAGAATTATTAACTTTACTAGAAAACGGTGATACTCAAGAAAAAATATCTCTTGCTTTATTATCTAAAGCTACTAATGGTGATACTAAAGCATTTGAAGTATTAAGAGATACCATAGGAGAAAAACCAGTAGAGAAAACTCAAAGTGATGTTAATTTATCATATGAGAGTTTAATTAAAGAAGTTGAAGATGACAATGACTATTAATACTAAGAAATATATAGAAAAGTATGTAAAAATAAGAGATAAAGCAGGTAAGATAGTTGACTTTATCTTAAATGAACCACAACAAAAGCTATATGATATTATTAAAAGACTTAGAGAACAAGGTAAACCTGTTAGAATAATAATATTAAAAGCTAGACAAATGGGATTTAGTACATTGACTGAATCAATATTATTTAAAGAAACTGTTACTAAGTGCAATATTAATACAGGTATAATAGCACACAAAGAAGAAGCTACTACAAACCTATTTAATATGAGCAAGAGAATATATGATAATTTACCTGATCCATTGAAACCATCTAAAAAGTCAAGCAATGCTAAAGAGTTAATATTTGATAATAGAGAAGGTACAGGATTAAAAAGTAAGATTAAATGTATGACTGCTGGAGCTGATGGAGTAGGTCGTAGTGATACGTTTAATAATTTACATATAAGTGAGTTAGCCTTTTGGGGAAATGGTGCAAAAGAAACTATGCTAGGATTATTACAGTCTGTACCATATCTACCAAACACTATGGTAATAATAGAAAGTACTGCAAATGGATATGAGTATTTTAAAGAACTATGGGATAAAGCAGTAGCAGGAGAAAGTGATTTTATACCATTATTTGTAGGGTGGCAAGATTTAAAAGAATACAGTATTCCATATGATGGATTTGAATTAACTGATGAAGAAAAGAAAATAAAAGAATCATTTAATTTAACCTTAGAACAAATAGCATGGAGAAGATGGTGTATAGCAAACAATTGTGGTGGTGATATAAACCAATTTAAACAAGAATATCCTATGACACCAGAAGAAGCATTTATAACATCTGGAACACCTGTATTTGATAAAGTAAAGTTAACATTAAGAATAGCAACTGCACCTAAACCATTAAAGGTAGGTTATTTTGAGTATAATTATGATGGTATGACAATAAGCAATATAAGATGGATCAATGATGAAAATGGATTTATAAAGTTATTTCGTTTACCTGGTATGGTACGCAATACAAAATACTGTATAGGTGGAGATACTGCAGGAGAAGGCAGTGATTATTTTACTGCATATGTATTAGATGGAAAGACAGGGGAACAAGTAGCAAGTCTAAGAAATCAATTTGATGCAGATTTATATACAAGGCAAGTATATTGTCTAGGAAAGTATTATTCATATACTGATAGAACTGGTTATACAGAAGATGCACTTATAGGAATAGAAAGCAATTTTGATAGTTATCCTATAAGAGAATTACAAAGACTAGGTTATGAAAGACAATATATAAGAGAACAATTAGATAGTTATACAGGAAAGATGGAAAAGAAATTCGGTTTTAGAACAACAAGTATAACTAGACCAACAATAATAAGTTATTTAATTGAATTAGTAAGAGAACATACTGAATTAATTAATGATACTGATATTATGAAAGAGTTAATTACAATAGTAAGAAACGAAAAAGGAAGAATAGAAGCACCTGAAGGCGGACATGATGATATGATGATGGGATTAGCAATAAGCTATGAAATAAGGAATCAATTAGTATTAGATGAAGAACCTATTAGTCTATATCCTGAATTTGATGTATTTAATTCACACGAACCTACAACAGATTATGGAGAAAAAATAGTAATAATATAGGAGGTATAATATGAAAAAAGCAATATTAAGAAAGAAATTAGCAGAAGAAAGAGGAGAAATTACAATTACACCTACACTAATAAAAGTAGATGATATTGATGATATTATAGTAAAATCTATTCAAAATAAAGAAGAAGTAGTAGAGAAAGTTATAAAAGAATCAAAAAAGAACTCAACTAAAAAAGGAGAATAATATGGATGTAGTAGTTATAATACTATCTATAGGGATCGTGTGTTGTATGAGTTTTATGTGTGGTACAATGACAAGACAAAGAAAAACTTCACGTAAAGCTATTAAAATACCTAATCCAGTAAAAGCAATAAAAGAACATAATGAAGAAAAGAAAGCATTTGAAGATTATAAAAAAGAAACTGAGATATATAATACTATATTAAACAATATAGATAATTATGATGGAACTTCAAGAGGACAAAAAGAAATACCATCTAGGTAGGAGGAACATATGGATGAAAAGGAAATAGTAAAAACTGATGTATGGAAGTTATATGAACAAGGTATAGACTACCTACGTATGCACAACGTATTTGATGATACAGATAGAAATTATCGTATGTACTCTGGAAATCAATGGGATGGTGCAAATCTAGGTGGAATTGAAGAAGCACAATATAACTTTATAGAAACAGTAGTAAATTACAAAGTAAGTACAATAAATCAAAATCTATGGGCAGTACATTATAATAGTGAAAACTATGAGAATAAAGACTTTAGAGAAACTGCAGAAGAAACTTGCAAGATGTTAGATAGAAAAGCAGCAAATGTATGGGAAAAGGATCAAATGGATATTAAAATCCGTAAAGTAAGTGATGATGCAGCAATAAATGATGAAGGTATAATATATGTAGATTATGATTCAAATACACAAAGTCCAGTAAATGAAATAATAAATAAAAATGATATACAATATGGTAACGAACAAGATGAAGATATACAAAATCAACCATATATCATAATAAGTAAACGTAGACCAGTAAGTGAAGTAAGACAATATGCTTTAGATAAAGGTGTTAAGAAAAAAGATATTGACTTAATAATAGGAGATAAAAACACTTGGGAACAAGCTGGAGAAGATGCTAAATTAGAAAAAGATGATATGTGTACATTAGTTACTAAGATGTATAAGAAGAACGGAAAAGTATATTATAGTCAAAGTACTATGCAAGTAGACATTATCAAAGATAAAAATACTGATTTAAGTTTATATCCAGTAGCACACTTTAACTGGAAGTCTAAAAAAGGCTGGGCTAGAGGAGAAGGAGAAGTAAGATACTTAATACCAAATCAATTAGAATTAAATAAAACACTAGCAAGAGCTTTATTAAGTCTAAAACAATGTGCATATCCACAAAAGATAGCAAATATGGAAAAAATAAGTAATCCTGAAGCATTGGATCAACTTGGTGGAATAATTAAAGCACGTGGTGGAAGTACATTAGATGATGTAAATAAGATATTTAGTTATGTACAACCTGCAAGTATGAGTACAGATGTTTCAAAGGTAATGAACGATTTAATTACAATTACAAGAGATTTAAAAAATGCTGGAGATATAGCAACAGGACAAATAAATCCAGAACAAGCATCTGGAAAAGCAATATTGGCAGTACAACAAGCATCACAACAACCTCTAGTAAAGCAATTAACTGGTTTAAAGACATTTATAGAGGACTTAGCACGTATATGGTTAGATATGTGGAATACATATACACCTGAAGGTATGAAACTAGAACAAGAAATAATAGATGAAGAAACAGGAGAAAAGTCTATTCAAATAGTAAATGTACCTGCAAGTGTATTAGAGAACCTAAAAGGAACAGTTAAGATAGATATAACACCTAAGAGTGCATTTGATGAATTTGCACGTGAAATGACATTAGAAAACTTTTTAAAAGCAGGTTATTTCACACCTCAAAGGTATAAAGAATTAGAGTATTATGCAAAGGCATTACCAGATGACAGTACAACACCTAAGGAAAGTCTATTAAAGATATGTGAAGAAATAGAAAAAGAACAAGAAAAGATAGCTTTAATGGATGCACAAAATCAAGCTATGATGCAACGTGCAAATCAATTCTTAGAAGGTACACCTGAAACACAAGCAAATACAATAAATGCAATACAAAGTATGGATAATCAAGTAGCTTAGGCTACTTTTTTATATGTCCAAGCATTAACGACATAAAACTTTATGGATCATGTGAAGCAAACACATATGAAAAAATAGGAAGGAAATATTATGGAAGAAAATGAAAACCTTGTTGAAGAAACAACTGAAAATGTAGAAGAACAAACTACAGAAGAAATTGCTCAAGAACCTACTGAAGAAGTAGTAGAGGAATCTACAGAAGAAACAGTAGTACCTGCTGAAACATTTACTAGAGAACAAGTAGATGAAATGATAGCAAAGAAACTAGCTCGTAAAGAAGCAAAAATTCGTAAAGAGTACAAAAACAAGTATGGAAAACTAGAAAACGTAGTAAATGCTGGATTAGGTACATCAAGTACAGAAGAAGCAGTTACAAAGTTGACTGAGTACTATACAAACAAAGGAATAACTATACCTGAAATGTCTTATGAAGATGATGATGATATAGAAACCTTAGGAACTGCAGATGCTGATAAAATCATATCTTTAGGATATGAAGATATAGTAGATGAAGTTGAAAGATTAAATGATTTAGGAATAGACAAGATGAGTAAAAGAGAAAAAGTTGAATTTGTTAAATTAGCAACTGAACGTAAAAGAATAGAAGATTTAAAAGAATTATCTGCTATTGGTGTAAGTGCTGATTTACTAGACAATAAAGACTTTACTGAATTTACTAAGAAGTTAAATCCTAATTTATCATTGAAAGAACAATATGAAATGTATTTAGGTACACAACCTAAAAAAGAAATTAATAAAATGGGAAGTATGAAGAACACACCAATGGAGAATAATATTAAAGAATACTATACTCCTGAGGAAGCAAAGAGATTAACAGATGCAGATTATAAAAAGCATCCTGAATTATATGAAATAATTGAAAAATCAATGCAAAAGTGGAAATAGATAACATACCTCTCATTTTTATACAGCAAAAAAGAGAGAGGAATAGGTGAATTAAAATGGCTGTAACAAATTTTATCCAACAAGTTTGGAGTAAGAAAATATTAGATGATTTAGAGTTAAAGACTAAATTAGTAAAGAACTGTTTAACAGAATATGAAGGAGATGTAAAACAAGCTCGTTCAGTAAAGATTTTAGGTGTAGGAGAACCAACAATTGGTGCTTATGATAACACTACTGATATTACAATTGAAGAAATGACTGATAAAGGTCAAATCTTAACAATTGACCAAGCAAATTATTTTGCTTTCTATGTAGATGATGTAAATGAAGCACAAAGTGTTCCAGGATTAGCATCTAAATATCAAGAAAAAGCAGTACATGGTTTAGCAATTAAGAGAGATACTTATGTTGCAAACTTAATTAAGGGTGTAACAACTGCAGGTCATGTAACAACTGCTACAGCATTATCTGAAGCTGCTGTTAAGAAAGCATTAGATGATGGTATTGTTGCATTAAGAGAAAGAAACTTTGATGAAGAAGGTGTTATTGAAATTACACCAGCAGTTTACAATGTATTTAAGAACGAATTAACTACTTTATCTACAAACAATGTAGAATACATTAAGAGAGGTTTAGTAGGTTCTTATGATGGATTTGAAGTAATTATGTCAAATAATATGGCAAAAGATACTACAGGGCAAGATAAATATGCTTACTGTGATATTCGTGGAAAGAAAGCTATAGCATTTGCAGGACAAATCAATGAAGTTGAAGCATTAAGAAGTGAAAAGAGATTCAAAGATATTATTAGAGGACTAGATACATTTGGTTCTAAAGTAATAGATGAAGATAGAATCCAAGTAATTAAAGTTCCATTAGCTTAATAATAAGAGAAGTATATAACTTCTCTTTATAAGTATTTTGTAATGAAGTATTTATAAAGGGAAGTTATGAGGAGGAAATTATGGAAAAATATATATGCAAACCAGATATAACATTATATCCTGGTCTAAAAGTTGAAAAGAACACCGAAATAGAGTTTAAAAATGATAATGTAGTACAAAGTATCAAAGACTTAGTTTTAAAGTCTAAAACCACTATAAAAGGTGATAATTTTAAAAGTGTTTATAATACAGAAATTAAATTAAACGAAGGTGATGTATTAATCTTTGAAGAAGAAGGAAGAGGATATGTAAAACCTGTAGAAGAATTTATGACTGTAGATGATGTAATAAATGAATTAAATTGTTTAAAATAAGGAGGTAAATTATGACTCTAGAAGAAATGAAGCAAAAAGTATATTCAATGATAGAAGAATATAGTGAAGATGCTGATGATTTAACTGAAGATGAAGATTTAGCAACTAAGATGAACTCAGTTATTAATCAAATACAAAATGAATTAGCAAGATATAAGAAAATACCTGCTTATACCACTTTAAATGTTACAGAAGGACAAGATATAAAATTAACTGATATAGATAATATGATATATCAATTAAATAATATAAGAGGTGTTAAATATGACACAATGGCTGATAGAGTAATATTTGAAGAAGATGGAACTGCAAAGATATATTATTATAAATATCCTAAACAAATCACTATGGACACTGAAGATGATTATAGATTTGAATTAACTACTGACTTGTTAGAAATAATGCCATATGGAGTTGCAGCAGACTTATTAAAAAGTGATGTTTCAAGTCAATATGGTTCAGTATATGCTGCAAGATATAGAGAGTTGTTACAAGGGCTTGATCCAAGATATGGAACAGGTGCAGTACAACTTGATGGAGGTATAGAAGTATGACACAAGTAAGTGGGACATTAATAACAAGAAATTATAGTGATTTTAGAGGTGTAGATTTTAGTGATAGGGAAGATGAAGTTTATTTGTCAAGAACACCAGATGAAAAGAATATGTGGAAGAACTATAAAAATGCTGGTGGTAAATGTATAGAAACAAGACCAGATGTAGAATTACTAAAAGAATATAGTAATACTATATTTGGTCTATTTTTTTATGCTTATAATAATGTAAATCATAAAATTGTTCATGCAGGTACAAACTTATATGATGAAGAAACAGTAATATTT